CGTGAGTTTGTTATTCGCGAAGATGATCTTCCTAAAGAAAAGCAGGAGTACAAACGATGAACTTACACTATTCATTAGATGATGCACGTGATGCGGGTGATGCACCTTGGAACGATGTCATACAAGATGATTTTCATGTTGCTATTTTTAAAGACAAGTATCCTGTAACAGAAGGACACATGTTGTTTGTACCTAAATATTCAGCTGTAGGAGTTATCGAAGATTGTTTTGCTGATGCTCTTAGAGTAGGGCAAGAAAAAGTCAAAAGCGGTGAATGGGACGGATTCAATATTGGCATGAATTGGGGCGAAGCCGCTGGGCAAACTGTGCCTTACCCACATGTTCATTTGATTCCTAGACGCAAAGGTGACATGGAAGACCCCACAGGAGGAGTTAGACACGTGATTCCAGAAAAAGGTAATTATAAAAAATGAGTGAAATATTGTGTCTGATCTAAAAACAATTTTAGTTCCTTGGAAAAAAGAACAAACTGGATTTTGGTGGAATGAAACTTGCGGCATGGTGTTGGAACACTTTGGCCTTCCTGGTGATCGATATACTAGCCATCCAGAAACAGATCAAATGACATTTAGATTTCACAACGAACAAGATGCCATGATGTGTAGAATATTGTTAAGCGATAGAATATGATCAAATACATTATTGGTTTTGTTGTTGCCTGCGTTCTTTGGGCATTTGTGCTTTCTCAAGTAGACATGCCAGAGTATCGAGTATACGACTGTGGTATGGCCGAATGGCACCCTGATATTCCTGTTGAAGTGAAAGAAGAATGCCGTAAGCGTAGATCGCAATCAGGAATGACAATATGACCCGCTGGAGTGTTACTCTTGAAGAAGATCCAGATACCGGTGACCTCATCATGCCAATACCACAGGAAGTATTAGACCTGCAAGGATGGGGCGAAGGCGATACATTAGAATGGTTAGATCAGGGCAATGGCTCTTGGCAATTACAGAAAAAGAGTGTATAATAAACTATGAGTAAAATTAAAATCGCAGAGCTGTTTTACAGCATACAAGGTGAAGGACGCTATATGGGTGTTCCTTCTGTTTTCTTACGTACATTTGGATGTAACTTTAAATGTGCAGGCTTTGGTATGCCGCGTGGCGAAGTAAGTCACGAAGCAACAGATATTGCGGCCACACATAAAATGATTGAATCATTTCAAACATACGGTGAACTTCCGTTAGTAAGTACAGGCTGTGATAGTTATGCATCATGGATGCCAGAATTTAAGGAGCTTAGTCCAATGCTTACATCAGATGCAATAGCAGAACGCATCATGGAAATCTTACCTTACAGTCGCTGGGAAGATGAGCATCTTGTTATTACCGGAGGCGAACCTTTGCTAGGTTGGCAACGTGCTTATCCAGAGTTGCTGAGTCATCCCAGTATGCTTAAACTTAAAGAAATTACTTTTGAAACCAACGGTACTCAAAAACTCACGCCAGAATTTAAACAATATTTGTTGGAATGGTCGCAGAAACCTCCATTTCCTAGTAGAGAAATTACATTCAGTGTAAGTGCTAAACTTAGTTGTTCAGGAGAAGAAAGATCAGAAGCCATCCTGCCCAATGTGGTCTGCGAGTATCAAGAAGTTGGCACTACCTATCTTAAATTTGTAATAGCCACAGAAGAAGATGCTGAAGAAGCCTTAGAAACTTTGGACATATATCGAGCAGAAGGATTTACTGGGCATTGTTATCTCATGCCTGTGGGCGGGGTTGAAAGTGTATACACACTAAATAATCGCCGTGTAGCAGAATTAGCAATGAAACATGGACTAAGGTACAGTGATAGACTGCAGGTACCGTTGTTTAAGAATGAGTGGGGAACCTAATGGATGAAAAATTAGCTAAAGGAATTTTAGGATCAATAGCATATAGTCAAGGAAGAAATAAAGTATCAGGTCGAGCTGTTAAACCAGTAACTATTACTATCCAAGATTTAATTAGTATGTATAATAATCAAAACGGAAAATGCTACTGGTCCGGGCTACCCTTAGAAGCTAAATTTAATAAAATTAAACATCATCCGTTTGCAATAAGTCCTGAAAGATTAGACAATTCATTACCTTACGATTCTACAAATGTAGTGCTTTGCCGCAGAATGTTTAATCTTGGAAGAATGGCATTTCCAGAAAAAGATTTTGAAGAAGTTATGAAAACATTAAAAGAAGAATTTAAAAATGAAAAAATTTATTGAAAAATTATTTGGTATTGACAAGATCAGAGCAGAAGCAGAACGATCTATTGGTATTGCAGCACAAGCCTCCGAAACAGCCAAAGCAGCCACAGAAGCTGCTGAACGTGCTACAGAAGCAGAAGCGCAGGCCAAACTATCACCAAAAGAACGTGCAACACGTAAAAAAGAACCGTGGGTAGGTGTACTCGAAACTCATGTCAACAAAGATAATGTGCGTAATGGCTTTTTTGAGCTTGACTGGAACGACCTTTTTGTGTTAAAATTAAAGCAAGAGGGATACGGTGAAGACGGTGACAAAGACGAAGAAATTATAGATCGTTGGTTCCGTGAACTGTGTGCTAACGTAGTAGTCGATGGCGACTTTGGTGGTCCTGTAAATACAGGCGTAATTGATATTAAAACAGTGAAGAAAAATAATCTATGAATTATATCTTAGTTGATACAGCAAACACATTCTTTCGTGCTCGTCACGTTATCAACGGTGACGCTGATATCAAACTAGGCATGGCATTTCACATTACACTAAACAGTATTCGCAAAGCATGGCAGCAGTTCGAAGGTAGCCATGTTATTTTCTGTTTAGAAGGTAGATCGTGGCGCAAGGACTACTATGCTCCTTACAAGCGCAATCGTGCAGACGCTCGGGCAGCTCATACAGAAAAAGAACAAGATGAAGAAAAAATCTTCTGGGAAGCATTTGACACATTTAAAGACTTTATTGCAGAAAAGACTAACTGTACTGTACTACAAAATCCGCAGTTAGAAGCAGATGATTTAATTGCAGGTTGGATACAAACACATCCCCATGACAAACATGTGATCATCAGTACAGACACAGACTTCGTTCAATTAATTGCACCTAATGTCACACAATACAATGGTGTTATGGAACATGTTATCACTGACAAAGGAATATTTGATGACAAAGGCAAGCCAGTCATTGACAAGAAAACACAAGAGCCCAAGCCTGCGCCTAACCCAGAATGGCTGTTGTTCGAAAAATGCATGCGTGGTGATACCAGTGATAATGTCTTCTCAGCGTATCCGGGTGTACGTACTAAAGGCACAAGCAAAAAAGTGGGTCTTACTGAAGCGTTCGAAGATCGTAACAGCAAAGGATATGCGTGGAACAATCTCATGCTTCAGAGGTGGTCCGACCACAATGGTGTAGAACATCGTGTGCTAGAGGATTATGAACGTAACCGTCGACTGATCGATCTAAGTCATCAACCCGATGACATCAAAGAGATAATTGTAAACACTATTGCCACTGCTACCGCTGAACAAAAGAACGTGAGTCAAGTTGGTATAAGATTAATCAAGTTCTGTAATCTATGGGATTTGAAAAAGATTGCTGACCAGGCACAGAGTTATGCAGAACCACTCAATGCGAGGTATGTCAATGAAACTCAAACTTTGTCAGTATGAAGACACCTGCGAAATTAAAACAGATACCTGTTGGGAGAAAACAATGACAGACATACATGCTAAACCGATTATCGCAAATAAATTTTGGATTGTAGAAGAGAACGGTGAGAAGATTGCCACTCTAAGAAAAGACGATGACAATAGATTTTTCATGAGCAGTGAGACAGGCGTGACAATCTATGAAACCAAAGACAGCCTCACTCGGCAATTTGGTAAAAAGTTTTTCACTGTGAAGATTGTCAAAGAAGCAGATACAGCACTACCCAATGAAGTTCATGGCTATGCTACCAGTGCCGAACCACACAATGCCATGTTTGACATTAGAAAGAAACTGCCTCTATTTACAAAAAGCAGCGATTCAAAAAGTCTTTACTGTGCAGGATATTACTGTATTAAATTTGACAAGGGTTGGGTAAAAAGTTTTTGTCCGAAGAAGATCACTCTCGAGAGATATCCTTACAAAGGACCGTTCAAGACAGAGCTAGAAATGAAACAGGTATTAGCCAATGTCACAAAATAACTTACCGGATACACTGCCGACTATACAGAAACTTATTCAACGTACTCAGGTAGCTGAACGCAGCCAACAGAAAGAGATACGTATTAGTTTACAAGAAGCACGTGATCTAACTGCAGAATTAGCAATGATGACTGCGAAGTTAGGTAAAACTGTCAGCGAAATACACCAAATGCTGGCAGTGATCAAAGAATCTACCACACAAATAGACGTTAAATTCGACGGCGGACAGTTCTAAAAAAGACATAAATATATACGTGGTTAATTAGGAA